TGAATCCAATTTTTGGTTGGAAGGTGTCCTGACCAACAGCACGAACCATCTGTAGTGGAACGTATGGGCAGTAGAACAGTCCAGCGTCATAAGGTGAAGAACCTTTGTATCCAGCAACGTAGTACTGTGAAGCAGCAACGTTAGCAGAATATGGGTCAATGTATACTCTATACTTACCTTGAAGAACACCAGCAAATGTATTGCCTGTGTCATCTACGTTAAGGTTAGCATTAAGAGCAGGTGTGTAATCAAGTACACCAGCCATTGTTAGTGCGGAAGCAACGTCTGCAGAGCAGAGAATCATGTTGCCCTTTCCACGACGAGTTCTTTGTGCGATTGCGTTAGCATCTCTCTCGATCTGGAAAATAAGTCCCTTGAACTTCTCAACTGACCATCTACCATTACTATCAACGTCTAAGTCGAATGTACCACCATTAGCAACGTTTGCTTGAGCACCAGCTTCAGCAACGTTATAGATTGTACGGATAACTTCACGGTTGATTTCAGCAAGAATCTCAGTAGAAAGAATGTTAGCAAGTTCTGCTTCTGCATTCAATCCGTGGATTGCCTTAAGGTCTTGAGCAAGTTCTAAACTGTACTCAGCTTTTAACGCACGAGATTTAGCTGTAACGGTGACCTTCTCGATTGAGAATGCCATCTGGTTGAAATGATCTGACTCACCAAGTGATTCAGCGTCATCAGTTCTCATACCTTGACCTACGTTATAGGTTCCAGGTGAAGAATCGTTAAGGACACTTGGGTTAGATCCATCTTGTGCTGTAGTACCAAGACCAACAGCAGCATTTGTCATGCCGTTTGTGTTATCTAATCCAGAATCTTGTCCAGAGAATGCTGTATCTGCTTCGTCGAACAGAGCTTCTGTACCACTCTGTGTCTTGTAGCGAGAACGCATTGCGAAGATTAGTCCAGTAGGACCATTCATTGGTTGAACACCAGCAAGGTCATATGCGACCAAGTTTGGCATTGAACGTCTAATCAATGAGATTAGAACAGGGTCGAAACCAGCAGTAGGACCACCAGCAGCAGCGTCAGCAGAGAAACCTGCGGCTGAACTACCTGATGCGGTACTATTTGTTGGGGCTTCTGAAAGGAAAGAACGCTCTTCTCTAAGTTCTTTCTCTTGGTTTTCAAGCAGGATAGCGGTTACAGATCGACGATGTGGATCTTGAATCTTGTCCAATCCATCGTAATCAAGGATTGGAGCCCACTTCTCCTGCAGGTACTCAGAATTGTACATCTGCATTTGAAATTTACCTCTTACGGTTTTTGTTGTTTGAATTTAATGATCTAAAAATCACTTTTTAGCAGCTCTTGAAAGCGTATTCAAATAGGCTTGCATTGTTGGGTTAACTTCTTGTGAAATTACCTCATCAGTAGAAACCTCTTCAGATAAGTTTTCGGAGGTGCTTTTTGGAGCACTGGTCTTTACAGGAAAATAAGATTCCTTTAAAGTACCTAGTTTCTCACGATAGTCTGATTCACTTTCAAACTCAACATTTTCAGCAAGAGTAGCTAGCTTCTCTTTTTGAGTGTCTGCAAGACCCTCAGTGACTGCAGCAAATATTCCATCTGCTGTAGACTCAGCTAATCTACGATTTAACGCAACGTTGCGATTAATCTGCTCATTGAGCTTATTCTCCATTTCATCAAGCTTATCTACCATGCTATTAAGCACATCATATTTTTCTTCAGGGATTGATACATAATGTTCTTCAAAAAGACCCTTCATTCCTTCAAGGAATGATTCGGTCATTTCTGTTTTGAGACCTGCCTCTACTTGCAGAGCGTTTTCTTTAATCCACTCGTCTGCAACATACTCAAGGTAAGAGTCAACTCTCTCTGTAAGATTTGACTTGATTTCATCAAGTTCTTCTACAAGAGCAGTGGCATATGCCTCATTGAGTTCTTCCTTAATTTCGACAGCCTTAGTTTTGATTGCGGTCTCGAAAATAGTTCTAGCTTTATCCTGAAACTCTTCAGAAAGATCTTCACCTTCGATTAATGCTTTGAGGTCTTCCTCAACATTAATTTCTTCGATGACTTCTTCTTCAGTAGTCTCTTCTTCGGCAACAACTTCAGTTCCTTCTTCTGTTGTTTCCTCTTCAGATACAACTTCTTCTTCAGTTGTTTCTTCTTCGGCAACTACTTCATCAGTAGTTGTTTCTTCTTCAGCAACAACCTCCTCTTCGTGCTCGACTTCTTCTGCAGCTGCTGCTTTCTGGTTTACAACATTCTTAACTTGTGCTAAGGTTGCTCCACCTTCTTTAAGCTTTGCAGAGTCGTCGTCGGGACGATAGTTTTCAGGAGTAGGTCCACCGAGGTCTTCAACTGCAGCACCAGATGGTGCTTGTAGTGGTTCACCCTTCGCTGCACCCTTGGTTACTACGTTTTCTTCGATGTTTTCCATGTCGTGTAAATTGCTACCAACGGACGGTTTACTAGATTCAGAAAGAATCTTTTATTATTTATAATACATTTAAGTTTTATTAAACTTAGAGGTTATTTAGAAAATCGTTAAATAGACCTAACTTGTGCTCCTCTAAAGCACGTTGACCAACTAATGTATTAATTGATTTCTTTGTTTTTTCTGCGAGTTGCTCACGGAGTAGTCCTCCTTCCCAAACCCACTCTTTTCCTTCCATAATTCCATTTACAAATGCATCAGGTGCGGAAGGATCGGCAACGATATCAGCAGCAGATGCTAACTGAAAATCTTCACCTACAATTTTACACCCATTTGAATCTTCCTTAAGTGACCCAACACCTCTGGAAGAAACTCCAAGCATAACACCTTCACCAAGTAAAGATTTTGCAATCTTACCCATAGGTGTTTCAAGAAGTTTTGCTTTTCCTCTAAAATTATTACCTTCTTGTGTAAGAGAAGTAATTTTATGAGAAACTCTATCAAGATTTACTGTAGGACCTTCGGGATGACCCAACTCTCCTAAAGCACGACCTTTACCAACAAAGTTATCACAATATCTACCAACTTCACGAGAAAGAGTATCTACAGGATACATCCTACCATTACGGTTTTTAATGCCTCCTTGTAAAAATACACCTTCGATATGGAGAGTTTTATTTGCTCCCTTACCTTCAGTTATAATTTTTACTTGTGAAATCTCTTCTGTAATAAGTTTCATTATTCTTATTCCTATTCAGTAGGTTCTTCTATAGATTGCTCATCTGGTTGATCCAATTCTTCATCACCAAAAACTGATGATGCTACTAAAGGTCTAGCTAAATCTAAACGCTCTGCAGATTTTTGGTACAATAAATCTTTAATTTTATCAGATACCTCAGATGCAGAAGCATCAGTGGCAATCAAATCAATAATATCTTCCATTAAATTAAAATATAGGTTTATATTTCCTATTTATAACTCAGCCTTCTTAGTATCTTTTTGATATTGTGCATCTACTTTCTGTGCTTCTGCTTCTAAACCAGGATCCATAGGAACTTCACCCATACTTTCCATAGACATATCCCCACCTTCTTCTGGTAATGGTTCACCAGTTATTGGATCAATACTGGATGGATCTGGAATAATTCCTTTCTGTATTTCATCTTCAATCTGAGTATCAATCTCTTCAATCTCAGAATCAGTTTGACGTAATACTCTCTTACGAACGTATTCAGTGGAATAGAATTTGCCAATATAAGGTTCAATTGTTGCAAGCATATTTAATCTGCCTTCCATAAGCTCAGATTCTTTTAATTCTGCAAATTGATTATCATAGATGAAATCATATTGAATATGATCTTCCATCATTTTCCAATCTTCTGGAGTAACAATATTCTTCAGAATCAATTGAGTTCTGAGCATATCATTAAACATTTGAGCAAAACGCTTTCTTAAACGCCCCACAAACTTAGCAAACTTAAGTTCATCTCTCAAGATTTCTGATGAACGTCCCAAATTAAATCCACCATCAGCAGCAATTCTTGATTCAGGAACACCTAATGCTCTATAAAGTTTCTTTTGGAAATATTCAATATCAGAAAGTTCACCCAAATTTTGACCACCAGGTAAAGTTGTAATTTCAGTTCCACGACCACCTTCTCTACGAGGCAACCAGAAATCCTCCATCATACTCATAAATTTACGGTCATCACGAACTTCACCAGTTGAAGCATCATAAACTAACTTATTTCTATAGCGAGACATTACCTCTTTTAGGTATTGTTCTGCTTTTACTTTTGGTAAATTACCTACATCAATATAAAATATTCTTCTTTCTGGTGCTCTTGATAATCTGTAGATAACAAGAGAATCCTCAATCATTCTAAGTTGATTAAGTGCTTTAATTGCTTTTTGTAGATAAGAAAGAACTCTATTCTTATTTCTATCAACTAATCCTGAAGTGCAATATGTAACAGAATCTTTAGCAATTTTTATAGAATCTTTAGCATTTTTATTACCCATCCCAATAGGATAACTTGGTTTTGGTGTATAGATAAAATATTCTTCAAATTCTGGATTAGGAACTGCTTCCTTATTAT